CCGCTCACCTTCCAGCCATCGACCTCGGCGTACAGGCGCTCCTCAACAAGGGCGCTTGTCTCAGCCCTCTCGAGGACTGTGTGGACGGCCTGACCCATCACGGACCAGACGCGCTCTGACACGTCCTCGACCACGCTCTCCTTGTGCGCCCTGTAAAGGGTGCGACGACGTGGCGAATCAATCAGCTTGGTCGCGGAAATATCGCCGCCGCCCTGATACGGGTCGTTCAGGACGGCCGCGACGAACGCGTCAGGCAAGCCGTGTACGTTGGTGTAGAGGGACATCGCGGCCTCAGAAAGGAATGTCCTGGTCCTGACGTGCAGGAGCTGCGCGATAGCCGCCGTTGCCGCCGTCGTTCTTTGTGTACTTGGGGTCGGGCAGCTTCAGGACGCCGGACTCGAAGGGCGTGCCGTTCTTGCTGACCTTGCTCCAGATGGCAACGTCGTACTTAGTCCCATCAGGGAAGGTGACGGTGCCGGTCTTGGTCGGGGCCTTGGCGCTGGTGGCTCGTGTGTTCTCGAAGAGAACGATCTCGATCTGGTTGTTGTACGTAGCGGACATGAATTACTCCTGAGTTGCGGTTGCTTCTTTGGCTTGCAGACGAGCGACGACTTCTTGCACCTTGGTTGCGGGAAGGTCGCTCAACGAATTGATCTTGTAGGCGGCGCAGATGGCGGTCGTGTCGACGCCTTTGGCTGCTGCCAGCTTCGAGATCGTGTCCACGTCCAAAGCTGAGGCCTTGGCCGGGGTGGGTGCTGCGGGTGCAGCGGTCGGGGCGCGACGCACGGGTGGTGCAGCAGTCGCTGCGTTGCCGTCGTCGTCCTCGGGGGCGATGCCGCATGCAGCCATAAGGCTGTAGCGACGCGCATAGGTGAGCGCCGAGCCGTACCCCTGGGCGTCGTGCTTAGACGAAGGGACGTGCAGCTTTCCGGCGCTGAAGGTCTCGCCGCTTTCGTGGATGAACGTGGTCTCCACGATCACGCCGTTGTCGCACTCATGGGTCTGCTGGATCAGGGCCAGGCCGTTGTCGTTGAGCGCGTCGATGACGGCCTCAACACATGTGGCGAGGTCCGCATAGCGGCTCTTGAAGTGCGGGTTGGCGCTCTGTTTGAGGGCTGGACCGAACGCTTTTTGCGCACGAACCAACGCCGAGGCGATTTCTTTCATGGGTTCTCCGTGAGACTGGTTGAAAATTGGCGATAGCCAAATTGAATTGGACAGTCGCCGCGTTTTGTGGGTTGTAGTGTAGCTGTAAATGCAACGCTGTTGCTTTAGGGTATACCCCTATGGCAAAGTAAATTTCGTCGCAGATAATTCAACCCACTGATTCGTCTACGTTTTTTTGAGCGCCGAGGTGTTTGCTTAGATTGTTCTAAGTCACGCAGCGAAGCGTAACAAATAGGTCGGCGGTACGCAGACAAGCGGCGAAGCACACACAGCTCTATAGCTGCTCGCTATCGCTACATACAGCAACGCTTTTACTCACGGAGAACAATGAAAACTTTTCAGGATTTCGGAATTGACCTGAAGGGTCGGACTGGCGAGGAGGTCAAGACGACCTGCCCGCAGTGCTCGCACACCCGAAAGAAGCAGAGCTACCCCTGCTTGAACGTCAACACGCTCAAGGGCATCTGGCACTGCCATCACTGCGGCTGGTCCGGTGGTCTGGGCAGCGGCGTCATCAACCGCTCTGCCCCACCCTCACGTCGCGTCTACCCCAAGCCCGAGTTCCGTCCGGCCAGCCTGAGCGAGAAGGCTCACGAGTGGTTCACCAAGCGCGGCGTCACCACTGAGGTGCTGGTCCGCAACCGCGTGAGCATGGAGCGGGTCTGGATGCCTCAGATCGAGGACGAGGTCACGGCGATTGCCTTCCCCTACTACAAGGGCGGCGAGGTCGTGAACATCAAGTACCGGGACGCGCAGAAGAACTTCCGCCAGGTCGCTGGCGCAGAGAAGATCCTCTACAAGTACGACGACATCTCGACCCAGCAGACCATCATCTGCGAGGGTGAGATGGACGCCCTGTCCCTCGAGGTCGCGGGGTTCCAGCACTGCATCAGCGTGCCTGATGGGGCGCCCGAGGTAAGGGCCACCAACTTCGACAAGAAGTTCGAGTTCCTTGACGACGAGCGACTCGACGCCGTCAAGCAATGGGTGCTCGCAGTTGACTCTGACGAGCCTGGTCGCAAGCTCGAGGACGAGCTCTCTCGCCGCCTGGGCAGGGAGAAGTGCCTTCGGGTGATCTGGCCCGAAGACTGCAAAGACGCCAACGAGGTGCTGGTCAAGCACGGCGCTCAACGTCTGCGCGAGTGCATCGAGGATGCCAAGCCCTTCCCTGTCGAAGGCGTGTTCTCGATCGACGACATTGCTGACGACATCGACCAGATGCTCGAGTTCGGCATGGTCCAGGGCGAGCCGACCGGATGGGAGTCGGTCAACGGCCTGTACAAACCAGCGCCTGGTCAGTGGACCCTGGTCACAGGCATCCCCTCGATGGGCAAGTCCGAGTGGCTGGACGCGATGGCGGTGAACATCGCAGAGAACGCTGGCTGGACCTTCGGCATCTGCTCACCTGAGAACCAGCCGATCTCGTGGCACGCCGCAAAGCTGATCGAGAAGCGCATGGGCTCTCGCCTCGTGGCTGGTCAGGTGGATCGCGTGAGGTTCGCCGACGCCAAGGAGTGGATGAACCAGCACTTCCACTTCATCATGCCCGAGGAGCCAAGCCTTGATTCCGTGCTGGCTAAGGCTAAGGTCCTGATCCGCAGGCAGGGCATGAAGGGTCTGATCATCGACCCGTACAACGAGCTCGATCACACCAAGCGCAAGGACGGGGTGAGTGAGACCGAGTACGTCTCGCTGTTCCTCACGCAGATGCGCAAGTTCGCCCGTGACAACCAGATCCACATCTGGCTGGTGGCGCACCCCTCGAAGCTGATGAAGGATAAGGACGGCACGTACCCCGTGCCCGATGGCTACGCCGTCTCAGGCTCGGCGCACTTCTACAACAAGGCCGACAACATCATTGCCGTCCACCGGGACACCAGCAACCCGCGTGCGGCCACCGAGGTCCACGTCCAGAAGGTTCGTAGCCGCTGGCTTGGCAAGCGCGGCACAGCGTACCTGCAATGGCAGTCGCACTCCGGCCGCTTCACTGAGTTCAACGGGGCGTACTCCCCACCAACAGGGGGTGACGCATGACACTCGAAGAGCTGCGCAGCATTCCGCTGCAATACACGTTTGGCTACAGCGCCGACACCCACGCCGTACGTCAGTACATGAGCAAGGACAAGCTGATCTGCAAGCAGGTCAGCACACCTCGCAACAAGAAGACCGGGATGTGGGGCAACGGCAAAGTGACCTACATGCTCGTGCCCACCAAGCAGGAGTTCGAGACAGTCGAGGAGCTGCTCGAGGCCATCAATGCTCGGGAGGCCTCATGACCCGCGAAGACATCATCCGCATGGCGCGGGCTTCAGGCTGGTCAGACAAGGACATCGACAGCCTGATGTACATCGTCGAGACAGCCGCCGCAGCAGAGCGTGAGGCGTGTGCAAAGGTGTGTGAAGGGCTTACACCTGAGTGGCCAGACCAGCTAGGCATCGCCCAGGCTGAGCGGACGACCATGCTTGACTGCGCCGCAGCCATCCGAGCAAGGGGGCGAGCATGACTTATCGCAACCGCAAGCTTCTTGACCTGGCTAAGGACCAGCGATGCGTGATGTGTGGCGCTGATGACGGCACGGTCGTGGCGGCGCACAGCAATCTTGGCGAGCACGGCAAGGGCTTTGCGCAGAAGGCGCATGACGGCATGGCCGCATGGCTCTGCTATCGGTGTCACGCCGAGTACGACCAGGGCAACAAGATGAACAAGGTGGACAAGCGTGACTACATCCTCACGGCTATCTGCAAGACGTACCAAGAGATGTGGATCAAAGGACTTATCGGGGTGAACAAATGACAGAAGAGTTTTTCAAGAGCACTCAAGCGATTCGTGAAGAGTCGATCGGAATGATCAAGACACTGCGCGCAGTGCGTGGCGAGAACTACGCACGGCTGGTTCACTCGATCATCCTTGCCGATCAGATCGAGAACGTCACCAACATCTTTGTCGAGAGCACCACGCCTGAGACGAGAGAGCTGGCGCAGGGCATCTCCAAAGCGCAGATGAGCATGGTTGCGCAGATCATGACCTACTACACCCGCTGCACTCAGTTCAGCAAGGAGCAGATCGCAGAGGCGATTGCGGACGCCGATCGGATTCAGCGCAGCACGTACGACCTGATCTCCAAAGCCGACGATCTGAGCAAGGCGGGAAAGGTGATGGGCGAATGATCGAGAACGACATCACCATGCCTGGCATGCGAGACATCAGTGGCTACTCAGCTAACTGCTCGCGTTGCGAAGAGCGCAGGCCAATCGACGACGGCGTACAGATCAGCCGAAGCAAATGGGTATGCGGCAAGTGCTGGCGTCTGAAGGCAACCCGCCCTACTGGCGCGATGGCCGCGCTTTCTGCCGAGGGAAGGCGAGGCAAGTCATGAGCATCGGCAAAGTCGTACGTAACGCAGGGTCGCATCGCATCCTGTACGCGCTGTCCTTCGGCGAGAAGAGCAGCAAGGAACTCAAGCTAGTCGTCGGCGCGATCAACAGCATCAGCCGATTCGATGGCGAGTACATGTCCCGCCTCGTGGCCAGTGGCTACGTGCGCAGCGTTCAAAGCGCATGGGCAATCACCAAGTCAGGCAAGGCAAAGCTCGAAGAGCTCGGCCCTGTCTCTGGCTTCAATCCTGAATCAAAGAGTCTCAAGAACACCAAGATGCTGCTCCCTAACTACGTCCCCGAGCGGGACAACAAACAGCGCCCATTGCGCCCAGGATCGCAGGACTTCCTTGCGTACCCGAGCCGCATCGGCAACTGGCACTACTACCGTGATGGCCGCATAGAAAGGATCGAATGATGGACATCGAAGAAATGCTGGAGTTGTACCGCCAGCTTGCAGACAGGTACGCACCCGCCCGCGCTGCGCGTGGCCACCTCGAGGACTACAAGAAGTCCTGCCTGGCCATGCTCATGAAGGACGCCGAGCGCGAGAAGAAGATCACGACCACGTCCGGTCAAGAGCGTGAGGCCTATGCCCACCCCACGTACATCAAGCTGCTCGATGACCTCAAGCAGGCGGTGTATGAGGAGGAGAAGGTTCGCTACCACCTCAAGGCAGTCGAACTTCAGATCGAGTTGTACCGCACCAAGAGTGCGAACGAGCGTGCGGAGCGCCGCGCATACGGAGCCTGACCATGAGCATCACATTGAAGTACACAGCAGTGGCTCCATTGGTCGAGGCCAACCTCAGGCAAGTCATCAAGGCCGACCTGCGCAAGCGCCTGAACGAGGTGGTGAATCAGGAGATCGACGCTGTCATCGAGGAGGCCTGCAACGACATCGTTGCCAGGGTCTATGAGGTGCGCGACATCGGACTCGATGGCATCACTCTGCAAATCGCGATCAACGGCGTGAGGAAGGACGTGTCATGAACGAGCAGTGGAAGTTCTCGGCACAGCGGGAAATCTGGAGCGATGCCATCTCGCTGCGCATTGGCGTCAAGCAAGACGATGGCGGCTTCTCTGTCGCCGAGCCACTGACCATGCGTGTCATCGAGTCTGGCCAGACGGTCTCGCCTTGTATGAGCATCCCGTTCGGTGCAGCGCAGTCTTTGATGGATGAGCTGTGGCAGGCGGGGTGCAGGCCATCGCAGTCGATCGGCACAGCAGGCCAGATCGAATCAATGAAACATCACCTGGAAGACATGCGTCGACTGGTATTTGAAAGCAAGTAATGAAGTGGTTGGACCGAAGAATCTCTGCGCCTGGGCCACACCTGACCTTGTGCTTGAGTGACCGCGAATACAAGCAGGCGATGAAGCACATGAACTGTGAGCCGATCTCGCCTTGGATTAAGACCAGCCAGGCGGATGCAACAGCGCACCACCTGGTCTCCGCCAAGGGATTGGCTTGCATCGTCTGTTTGAGTGGATGGGAAGAGCGAAACCCCATCGAGATAGCTGGCCTGCTGGTACACGAGGCGGTTCACATCTGGCAGGAATACTGCGATTACTACGGCGAGTCATCACCCGGCCGAGAGCAAGAGGCGTACGCCATTCAGGCAGTGGCGCAAGAGTTGATGGCGGAGTTCTCGTCTCGACTCAGCAAGAGCAGCAAAGCAAAGAAGGGTAAGTAATGGGAAAGATCAACAGCAGGGCGAAAGGCGCCCAGGCCGAAAGAAGCTTCATCAAGGAGTTGAGCGAGTTCCTGGGGGATGCGCTACTCGAGCCGATGAAGCGCAACCTGGAGCAGACCCGCAAGGGTGGTCACGACATCGTTGGGCTGGATGGCTTTGCCATCGAGATCAAACGGTACAAGGTAATCAAGGAGGGGGACATCGTCAGGTTTTGGGCGCAGGCCGTGGATCAAGCGAGGCGTGTCGACGCCGAGCCAGTGCTGGCGTACCGGGAAGACTTCTGCTCGTGGCGTGTGCGAATCCCGTGGGGATTCATGATGGAAGAGGACTGGGATGAGGATGTGGACTTCACCATTGAGCTGTCGCTCAAGGCATTTGCCACCCTGGTGCGGGAGCGGCTTGTCCTCGCCGCTTTACAAAGCAACGCAACACCACATAAGATCGCGGCATGAAGCGTTGAGGCATGAGCCTCCACCCAAATGCGGTGAGCTGCAACATAGGCCCCTGGCATTGCGTCCAGGGGCTTTTCATTTGGGCGGTCGTGTAAATATCGACTTGGCCCCCGAGGTTAAAAAAAAGAAATGGGGGCATAGCCCCCACTCTTTACTGGAAGAAGTCCTTGATGCGCTGCCACAGGCTGCGCTTCGGACCACGAATCATGGTGATGGTTCCGGCCTCGACCGGGGTCGGCTCGGGCATCACTATCTTCGGCGGCTTGTCCTTGACGATCTTGATCACTGGCTTGGGCTGCTTTCTGGCCAGACCGGGCGTGTCCTTGTTCCGGTCTGGAGTCGTGCCAGCCTTAGCGTAGTCATCGTACCCAGGCCAGAGACCGGCGCTCATGAGCACGTTGTAGATGGTCGAGGTTGGACGACGCATTGCATCGGCGATCTCTTGCACCTTGCCCTGGCCTGACGTCCAGAGCTGGATGATGGTCATGCGTTCTTGCGGCGATACCTTGCGGCGCGGCGAGGACTTGCGTTTTCTTGGCTTGGTTGGTTCTGTGGAGCTCATAACTGAAAAGTCTTTCTGAGATACGACATCATGTTTTTCTTCCACCTCTGGTCGCTCGGCGACACCGGGAAGATGACTTTGTGAATCACGTCGTCCTTTCGGATGACGCACTTGATGTGTCCGCCTGATTGATCGGTGGACTCGAGCCTGAGCCCGAGTCCCTTGATCAACCGCCGAACTTCTAGTTGATGGCGGTCCACTCCTTTCCTTTCCTGATTCCCACTTCCTCGGGTGGGTAGCCGTCCGGGTACTGGATGTATCCATTGCTGGTGATGGTTGTCTCTGGGTGAATCCTGAGAGACATCATCACGGGCGAGTGAGTGACGCGCTGGATGCGCTGACGTGCAACTTCGATGGAAGGCCCACGCGAGCGTGAGCCGTCCTTGCACACCAGCATGTACTCCAGCTCTACCTCATTGCGAGGTATCGCCTTGATTGCTGGCATCGTTGACTGTTTGAATGAGGGTTGTGAGTTCGGTGTGTATCGTGTTTGGGATGAGGTCGATCTCCTTCATGTCTGAGATGGCTACCTGAATCTGGAGAAGGCGGAACGTGTCTGTCGACGCGTCCGTGATCTCCAGCTTGACGTGCTCTTTCCAATCGTCCATCTGCCTCCCGTGCTTAGTTGATGAGGCTGGGGGCGATGGAGTCGGAAGCGAACAAGTCGGCGATCCACTCGGCTGCGGTCTCGGGGAAGTCCTCGACCAGGTCCTCGACGTCATCGACGTCGTCGTACCAGTACGACAGCAGAGCTGCCGCCTTGTGCGGTGCGTCGAACACCCACTGCTCGACACCCTCTACGCCGCGACGCGACCATTGGTTGTGTGCTGCGCGAACGTACGGGCTGATCTGTGATGCGGTGAACGTCTGCTTCGGCAGGCCCCTGTGCGAGGACTTGGTGTCCTTGCTATCCGGGATGTACGAACCCTTGGCCTCGGTCGTGCCGGTGCGCCAGGTGCTGTAGTAGTCCTCGTAGTCGTCGTCCTGGAAGCGGCTGCGGTATCCGCCGTAGCCTGAGTACATGTTGGTGTAGCCGCCGCCTTGCGTGCCGGTGAACTTGTGGTACGACCAGGCGTAGGTGTTGGACAGCCAGGCGTTCTGGTAGTTGACGCCAGCTTGCGCGTTGATCACCACGACGGCTCCGTCTGCACGCACCAGTGCGAACTTGTTGCTGCGGCCGATGAGCTCGCCCACGAACTTCTGCCAGTCGACGTCGGTCAGCAGCTCGGGGTTGCCGATGAGCGCCGGACGGATGAAGTTCTGGATGAAGTGCCAGGTGTCGGACTTGGCTTTGTCTGCGGCGTTGCCGGTGGACAGGATGCCGTTGTGCGCCAGCCAGACGTCGTCCGTCACCTTGTAGGGATGGCAGTTGTCGAAGTCGATGTCGCCGTGCGTCTGCATGCGTGCGTGCCACACGCAGTTCTTGCCTTCGGCGTGCTTGCGGTAGAAGTCGACGAACTCCTGCGCGTTGGCGGGCAGGCACTTGAAGATGTGCATCTTGTCGCCGTCGGCATACATGACGCCCAGGCCGTCCTGGTTCTTGTTGTAGACGTCGGCGAGAAACTCATCGCTGAATGTGGATTGGGTGGTTTGTTGTACGAGAAGACACATGTTGATATTTCCTTGGTTGAATGTTTGATCAGGCGGTTTCGAGACGGTTCTCGAGATACGGGACGAGCATGTCGGTGTCGCCGGACTCGTCGGAGCGGATGAACTCGAGAAACTTGTCGGCCTTGAGTTCGCGGATCGACGTGGTTGAGCGACCGCAGAACTCGACGAGAGCGTTCGAGAACTGGATCGCAGCCATGACCGATTCGTACTTGAGGCTGCCCTTGAAGATGCGGAACTCGATGGTCTTGCGCGGCGTGATGTTCACTGCCTCGTACCGGTCATCGGACTGTGCTGATCGGCCGATCTTCTTGCTCTTGATGCGGCAATAGCCCTCGGCGTACCGACGTGCGACAGCGCGGACCAGGTCCTCGTTGTCCGGGTCGTTGATGAACGACACGATCTTGGCGATCTGCAACTTGGACAACCCATCCTTGCTGACGTGAACGTGCAGTCCGCATGTCGTGGTGTTGTGCGAGCGCAGGCTGCGGACGGCGTTCTTGTCCTTGAGCCAGGCCCAAAGATCACGGTGCTTGTCCAGGCCCATCGGCTGGCTGATGATCTCGAAGCCGTTGCTCAGAGAGCCGTCGTTCTCGAAGAACACCTTGGCTCCGAACTGCTCGTCGTTGATCAGCTTGTGTAGCGCCAGAGCCTTCTCGCCACGCTCGTTATCCCGCACCTCCACCTCGAGCTCGACGCCGAGGTAGCGCTTCTTCATCTTGGTCCAGTCGCTGATCTGCGGACGCTGCGATCCCTTGCTGCTGTGGTAGTTGCCGATGACACGAGCTGACGGGCTGTAGTCGACGTGGTGGTACTCGTCGTCGTCGTCGTCGAACTGGAAGTCGTCGTCGTCCTCGTGGATCACGCAGCGGTTGCCGTATTGGTCGAGCGCGTCGCGTGAGCTGTCCGAGTAGACGTACATGTCGTAGTAATCGGACCAGCGGTAGCTGTCGTCGATGCAGCTGCGGCAGATCTGCGCGTCCTCGTTGTTGTAGTAGGACCGCACCTCACGCACCAGCTCCCACTCACCGCAGTCATCGCAGCGGGTGATGATGTCCCTGTCTTTCAGGAGGTCGATGCAATCGTCTGAGTCGTCGGCGCTGTCGTACCGGCTGATCCAGTCGCTGAAGTCGCCGACTTCCCAGGCGGAGTAGCGATCAAGCCAGAGCTTGAGGTGCAGCATCATGCAGCCCTCTTCCTCCCCCATGATGGTGAGAACAATGGACTTGATGCCGACGAACTTGCAGATGTCGAAGAGCTGGTCGACGTCACCTCCTTCGAGTGCTCGCTTGGCAACTTGATGTGCGAACTTTGACTTGGCCGTGTAGGTTTGTGTGGCCAGGCGTTCAAGGTATGGATAGTTCTTCATAAACCTTCCGTGTTTGGACAATAAAAAACCCGCCGATTGGCGGGTCACGAAATGTGCAAACAGTTCTACATACAAACAGCAAGAGGGGCTTCCCTCCTCCAACAGGAGGGAAGACACTCAGTTGATTCAAGCAGGCACTGGAATCCTCCGGGCCTTCTTCATCCTGATCTGACTCCACACGTAGTCGAGTGCCGACTCAAGTTGATTGATCGTGCAGATGTCGAGCTGGGCGTCGTGAATTTCCATCGTCTGGTTGATTGCTGTCAGCTCAGGTCCTGACAGAACAAACTTGCCAACCTTGGACGAGCGCACGCCGACGCTGTACAGAGCGTCTTGGCCCGCCTTGATCTCGCTTCTGTAGTCCTCGCCCAGGCCTTTGATGGCTAGCGCTTCGGTGACGTTGAACGCATTGATGATGGCGTCCATGTCGTCCTTGTTGGCCTCGCCCTTGCGCAGAGAGTCAATGGCGATGTGGTTTCTGATCCTGGTGCGGGTGATGATTGATCCGTTCTCGACGTCGGCAGCCTTCTGCATTCCCGACTTGATCCAGCTCATGTTGTCCAGGCGCACGCCTTTTGGTTTGTACTTACTGCGTTTGCGCACCACGGTTCTCCAGCACAATTTTCTCCAGCTTCTCCACTGCAACGCACAGGTCCTCATGCAGGTAGTCGGGCAGCGGTGTCTTGGTGCTGAATGCCCACGACTCCAGCGCGGACAGCAGCTTGATCAGTTTGATCGCGTCTTCTTTGCTCATTTGTTTCTTCTCCAGAAAGCCCACACGTAGACAAGCGTGTGAGCGGTGCCGATGAGGTACATCCACCAAGTCATAAGCAACTCCTCAACGTCATCAGGCCAAGCATCAGGACAATGAATCCCAACAGAGCCCACACCAATTGCCCGTCAGCAGGGGTTGGCTTTTCTTCCTCCAGTTGCTTTCGCACCGGGCATTCCCTGCCTTGTCGGCAGTTGCCGTATTCGTCACAGCAGTTCATTTGATGATCCTCATAAACGCGCCGCACCGAGAGCACTTGTAAAGTGGCTGACCCTCCACGGGTTCCCAGCGGTGTTGGCATTGACTCATGGTGTTACTCCGAAAAGCGCGGACGTCAGCGCGTCGCGTCTTGGTTTTTTGTTTGCGTGATACGCCGCTCTGCGTCTTGCCTTGATGTCTTCCCATTCACCCGACGCACGAGCGTTGCGCCTGTACCTTCGAGTGCGGCCGATGTCGTTTAGCAGCTTGGGAATCTTTGGCTTGAAGCCAGCTGGCGCAGGTCCAGGGTGGAAGACAGAAACCATCGGTCCACCGTTTGGATGCACTTCCTTGTGGTGAAGATGAATCTCGTCTGCGGTACGCAGGTCTGTGAACCATCGAGAGACAGTGGCCAGACTGAGACCTGTCCTGGCCCTGACATCAGCGTTGCTGCCTGGCAGTGCGGCCAGGACGATCGCCCTGTACGCACGCTTGCTCACTTGCCGTCCTCCCGGTCGATCGGGATGTATTGGCAGTTCTCGTCGAGCGAGTTGACGCACTCATGCTGCGGCGTGCGCTCACCCCAGGTCTGATCTGGGTGCTTGGCCCAGCGCTGGCATCGCTTGCAGTTCTGATCAGGCAGCGATGCGTGGCATCTGGCGTAGTCATAAGGAAGCATTGCCTGTTCCCCTTTCGATTGGTTTGGCGAGCAACCACCTGTCACCGAGCAAGCGAATCTGACGCACCCATTGACGCTGGTATGAGCGGTTGTGATTCGCCGGGATGTGAGGGTTGTTGAATAGTTGGCGCACATGGCGCAAAGCGTTTGTCTTCATTCGATTATCTCTTGCGTAAATATTGAAATGGGAGTGCTTCGCTTAAATGAAAACGCCCCCGAAGGGGCGCTGTCATGGATTGTGTATGGTCATGTGAACCATAAGTAGACGCCGTGGATGATGCCGATCGGGAAGAAGATCGCCCCGGCCAACAGCAGCAGCCATGAGGCTGTGCTGAAGCAGAAGAAGATGTGCGTGAACCAGGCGCAGATCGCCGAGATGCCGATGACCCAGCCCATGATCACCACCAAGAGTCGTACACGACTGCCTTGCCTTCGGCGATGGCTGCTCGTGCTTTGGTAACGAAGTCCCGGACCTCTTGGGTGGACTCTGGAGTCATCTCATCCTCGTCACCCCAGAAGAATCCAGACCTGGGCTTCAGGTTTCCCGCCTCATCCCATAGTCTGTCCAGGTCGGCTGGCATGAGCCTGAGCGTGGTGCAGTTGAACGACTCAGAGCCGCCGCCCTTCTTGTAGTACAGGTCGGCCATCCACTGGTGCAGGTTGTTGAACTTGCGCCAGTAGGCGAAGTCTGTGTCGACGCCTTCTCTTGCCTTGCCATCCTCGAATACCTGGTCGTTAAGATCGACCTGCTTGTCACCGAGCCGATTGGCTGGGATCGTGTAAGCGTACATATCAAGACCCATGTGTTTCTCCTCGTTGTTCAATGTGGCGTTGTGCAGCCTTTAGCTTGAAGCCCAGGCTGCGATTCTCTTTGGTGAGCTGCTTGACCTCTTCCTCCAGGGAGATCAGACGCAGTCGCATGTACTCGAGCTGCATGGCCTGAGCGTGGATCGTCTCAGTCTTCATGCGCTCGGTAGTCTTGGCCGCTTTCTCGGCCGCTGTTGCTGGCGCTGGGGCCAGGCCTCTGGCGAGCTCGTTCATCCGCCCACCTCGCAGACGCCGCACCAGAACCAGGTGTTGTGGTTGCGTTCGGTGATCATCTGGTTGGCATCGGCGCCGCAGTCGCTGCACGGCGGATGGGTTCGGCCCTTGTACTCAGGGCTGGTTGACCTGGTAACCGGCGTGCTGATCAACGGTCGGCCAAACATGTTGCTGGGCGTCGGCGTTCCCAGCCTAAAGTCCAGTCGGACGAGCATTCGGTCCCTCCAGTAGTTCGATTGCTTCGTTGAGGAATTGGCGAGCAGCCTCGATGTCCTCGCCTTCATACGGCGTGAACTCGGCGTTGGCCAGGAAGTCGCCGAGCAGGAACTCGGCTTGACGAATCTTGTCGAGCGCCTTCTCGCACGCGGCGGTTAGGTCAGTCGTGCGCTGCATGAAGTACAGGAACGGCTTGTCCTGTTCGGCGGTCAGCTCGTAGAGCTTCTTCATTCGACCCATTGGTTTTTCCTTTCTGCTTCTCCATGTACTTGGCCAAGGCCTTTCTCCCCTTGTCGGTGAGCCTGTCCTTGGCGATGAGGTTGGTTGATGTTTTGACTGTCTTGCCTGCGCTGAGCAGTCCGCGCCGACGCAGAGACCAGTAGGTGTTCCAAGACCCCGGCTTGTCGTTGTACATCTTGAATCCCCACCCATCGGCGAACATCTTGAGCATGAAGGCCTGCTGTGGGGACAGGCTCATGGTCAATACTCCGAGGTCAGCATCAAGACATCTCCCTGAAGAAAGAAGCGCCAGGTGCCTATCGGGCAGTCGGTTGCGCTGATGACCTTGGCC